ACCTACATCATCGAGGCGAACCCCTGCATGACGCCGCAGACCCTCATCAAGCAGTTGGCGCGGATGGTGGCCGGGATCGAAAAGGGTTCCATCGCCGAAAAGTTCGACCAGATCGTATCGAGCCTGAAGGATACGGACTCGTTGGTCGTGATCGACGAAGCCGAAACGCTCACCCCCAACCAGCTGCACACGATCCGCCGAATCAGGGATGTCGCCAACGTTGGCGTGGTGCTCGCAGGCACGGAGCACCTGTCCGGCCTGATCCGCCCTGCGCACGGGCAATTCGACCAGATCAGGAGTCGTGTCGGTTTCTGGCCGGAAACCGTCAAGGGCATCAAGGAGGCCGACGCCGCCGCGCTCGTACAGGCGGCGTTCGGCACCGAGGAAGTCCCCGACGAAACCGTTTCTCGGCTCTTCGCTTACTCGAAAGGGTCGGCGCGGATGTTGGTCGAGGGGCTTGTTGCCGCAATGAAAGAGTTCCGCCAGGGACGGGCGCTCGACACAAATCTGGTTGACGCCGTCGCAAAACAGGCGCTTTGCCTGCAATCACTCGCATAAGGAGATGTAGTGAAAACCACAGACAAGACCACAGACGTTCGTATGTGCATTCAGGGAAAAGAAACCACCCTATTCGCAGATGCTGTTCTTCCAGCGTGCGATTGGAGTCGAATCGTTCTCGTTTTTGAGGCGCTGTCCAGTGCTTGTGAAAAGCATCCAACCTGGCCTACCGACCCGATGCATGCCCTTGCAGTGCTTGCCGAAGAACTCGGGGAACTCACCAAGGAGGTTCTTCAAGCGACATACGAGCCGGGAAAAGGGGCGACTCTGGAATCCATTACCCAGGAAGCGGCACAAACCGCTGCAATGGCGCTGCGGTTTTTTCTGATGCTCTCCAGCTACAAGTTTCAAGGCTGCAAACAGGTATGACCGTGAAAAGAACTCCTGATGACACTGCCGCAAGGCTTGAGGCGCGATGGGGCATCAAATCATGGACCGGCATGTCCAAGCATTCCAGGCAAGAACTTACCTCCTGTTGCCACTGCAAGCACTGCGGCACTACGCGCGAGATAGGGGTGGTCTGCAAGCACCCGGATAACGAGTTTTTCAGCACCGAACTCGATGCCACATGCAAGCGGTTCTATATAAGGTTCGACCCGAGGGGAAAGCGATGAAAACGCGCTGCCCGTGCTGCGGCGCAACGCTGAGCCTCGATGCGCTGGTCGCGCATGAGTCCGCCCGCACGGCACTGGCCGACTGTTTCAGGATCGGCGGCGAATTCGGTGGTGCGGTCTGCCGCTACCTTGGGCTTTTTCGGCCCAAGCAGCGGGAACTGTCGATGGAGCGCGTGGCCCGCCTGCTGGCGGAAGTCGTCGAAGACATGTCCGCTGGCAGGATCATGCGCAACGGGCAAGTCCACGACGCCCCGCCCGAAGCGTGGGTATGGGCCGTCAATCAGGCGATTTCCGCCCGCGACGCGGGCCGCCTCAAGACGCCGCTCAACGGGCACGGCTACCTGTACGAGGTCATTGCCTCATGGCGTCCGGATCCGACGGCGCTTGCGCCGCTCCCGGCCCTGCCCGCAACGCCGGGTAAAACATCCTACGCGCGGGCGGCCATAGAAGTCTTGCGGGAGAGGGCGAAATGACCGCGCCCGAGTGGCTTGCGCGTGAACTCTCGAACGGGTTTCAAGCCCTGCTTTCGCTTGGGCTGAAACGCGCGCCCTCCGCCGACGTGATCGGCATGACGCTCGACGTGTGGCTTGTCCCCATCACCAGACGTCTTGGCGGTACAGACGAAGAGCGTGGCACCAAACGGGTACGCACCGCGTTTGCGCGGCTTTTTGAGCGGCGCGAATGGCCGACTCCCGCCGACTTTCTGGACGCGCTGCCTGCCCCCATCCATCTGCCCGCGCTGCCTGTGCCCAAGCAGACAGAGGCCGAGCGCGCCGTAAGCCGCGAACGCCTCGCGGCGATTGTGGAACAGTTTTTTCAGACCAAACGAATGAGGTGACACACGCATGGCCAAAGCCAAAAAAACCGCCGCCCCACACGCCTGCCAGAGCCGGGAAGAAACGATGGACGCCATCAAGACGCTCGGCGACACCCAACGCGAACTGGCGCGACTGGAGACGTCCATCAACGACGAAATCGCCGCCATCACCCAGCGCGAGAAGGGGAGGGTTGACGCCCTGAAGGAACGTATCGACGCGCTCACCACGGGCATTCACTGGTGGTGTGAAGCCAACCGGCTTGCGCTCTGCGCGGGCGGCGGCAAAACCGCCAACCTCATCACCGGAGAAGTCTCATGGCGACAGCGCCCGCCCTCGGTTTCCTTGCGCGCCGTCGACAAGGTGCTCGAAACCCTGAAGCGGCTCGGACTGGATCGGTTTATTCGCACCAAGGAAGAGGTCAACAAGGAAGCCATTCTCGCCGACCCCCGGAGCGTGGCAGGCGTGGCGGGCGTTACCGTGGTGCAAGGCATTGAAGATTTTGCCGTCACGCCGTTTGAAATCGACATCGGGGGTGCGTAGTGAGTAATCCGTTCATCCGCACCCTGAAAAACGGCCAGCGCCGTGAAGCCGTCTCCTGCGCGGATCGCATCGCCGACGTACAGAACTTCGGCACTCGGCAATGCCTGGACGCGATGGCGCTGGAGTGCGTCCAACCCGCCGTGCGTCAGGCGATACAGCGGCGTCTTCGGTTTCTCGACCGTAAAAGCCGGGTGAAGCCATGAAGCGCGTCTACGTGTCCGGCCCCATGACAGGGCTGCCTGAACTCAACTTCCCTGTCTTTTACGCGGAGGCGCGTCGTCTGCGCGAGTTGGGCTACACCGTCATCAACCCCGCAGAACTCAACAAGAACGAGACTCGCCGCGCGCAGTGCATGCGGCGCGACATCCGCGCGCTCACGCTCTGCGACGCCGTCCAGTTGTTGCCGGGGTGGCGTGCATCGAAAGGCGCGGCGCTGGAACTGGCTGTCGCCAAAGAGTTGGGTATGCAGGTGTTCGATCATTACAACCCGATCATGGAGGCATGCAATGCCTGACCTACTCAAACACCAGCGCCAGTTGCTCGGCATCGCCAAAGGCTGGGCGCTGAAAAGCCTGCCCGGATGGACGGACGAATGCCACCGCGACCTGATCGCCCGACATGGCGCGAAACGCATAAAGGGCGTACTGACTGGAAAAGACACGTATGTTCCTGGATCGTTTTGCGGACGTCCTGTTGTCGAACTGCACATCTCATCACTCACCATGTCGCCCGCACAGATCGCGGCGGCACTCTCTGACTACGAGGCGCGCGGCTGGCCGCGCCAGCGCAATTACAGAGTGGGCGGGCAAACGAAGCCAGTGCCGCCGCGCATCAAGCGCATCGTGCTCCTGTGGGGGCGGCTCGGTACGGCGGGCAAGCTGAAGCGCGTCACCCGTCCGGCGCTGCTCGCGTTCTGCGCGCGCCAGACACGACGCGATGTGCGCGACCTGGACAGCCTTAGCTCGGCTGAGTGCACAGCCATCACCGAAGCCCTGAAAAGCTGGCTGGCACGCGGATGAAAAACCAGACGCACGTGCCCAACCTGCCGGTAGTCGACAAGAGTCTCCTGGAACTCTTGCCGCCGGTGTTGCGTGCGGTCGTGCGGGCGCTTGGCGTCAACCGGGCGCGGGAATGGTTAATGGAGCGTGGCGGCAGGAACGTCTGTGTGCCTCTTGGGCGCTCAAGCGCGATGGTGCAGGGGTTGAACCAGGAGGAAGTCGAACGGATGAGGTACACGCTCGCCAATCACATGGACGAGAACGGGCGCGTGACCCTGCCGAAAGCGGACAAGCTGCTCAACCATTTCCGTGACCAGCAGATACGCAGGGAGAGAAGGAAGGCTAGCCTTCCCGCGCTCGCGCATCGCTACAACCTCACCGTGCGTCAAGTCCTGAACATCTGCCGCGAAGATGATCCCGGCAAGCAGTTCGTGCTTTTTTAACCTTGAAACGCTGCTGTAAACACCATATTCTTTTCCGGTCGCTGAAAACAACGGCGACCGGGTGTGGAAACCCGACGTGTAGCAGCGGACAGACAACCGCCAACGCATACCTGCGAACTGGCGGATTTTTTTGTCCGCGGCATGGCATCTCCCAATGGGTGGGCCGTGCGGTAGGGCTTCGGCCCTGCCGGTTGCTACATGCCGGTTTTCCACCCGTGCGGTTCCGCCCACCACTCCCTGTCGAGTGTGCGGGCAGAAATGAATTTCCACCGAAATCAAGATGTCCGTTATGAGCATGTCTATCCGCGCGTTTGCGCGACGCCGATACCCAACCCCTCGCAGGCTGGAAACGTTTCCAGCCTGAACGCCGCTTGAAAGATTGGCGACACTGGCGTCCATGAGAACGGACGCCTGCACCCTTGCCGCACTGACACTCGAACTGGTTCCCGCCGAAGGCGACGCTGTGCCGACCGATGCGCATTTGCTGCATCCCGGCCCTTTTCGTGCCAACGACGGTCGCCCGCGCGACGTGCCCGCGTGGATGCTCGACTCGGCCATTGCCGCAGCCGTTGTTGCTCGCGCGAGCCAGAAGTCGGGCGACACCCTCGTCGACTACGAGCACCAGTCCCTTCATGCCGAATTGAACGGGCAGCCTGTGCCTGCTGCCGGGTGGTTCCGCGACCTTGAATGGCGTGACGGAAAAGGGCTGTACGCGGTCGGTATCCGCTGGACGGATCGTGCCCGTGAGCTGATCGCGGCGCGCGAATACCGCTACATCTCTGCGGTATTCGGCTACAGCCCTCAAACCGGCGAAGTGCTTGAAATCGTATCCGTGGCGCTCACGAACACTCCCGCGCTGGACGGGCTGGATGCCCTTGTTGCCGCGCGAAAAAACAACTCCAACCCCAACCCAAAGGAGAACCACATGGCCGATGAAGCCAGGGAGATTGCCGCGCTCACCAAAGAGCGCGACGGTCTGAAGACGGAAGTGGCTGCACTCAAGACCACTGTCGAGACGCTGACGAGCGAACGTGACGATGCGCGAAGCAAGCTTGCCGACATCGAAGCGAAGGCAGCCGAAGCGGCGCTGGCGGTGGAAAAGGTCGAGCGTGACAGCCTGCTTGAAAAGGTTCCGCCCGCGCTGAAAGAGAGTGTCGGAAACCTGTCGATGGCGGCACTCAGGGAATATGTCGAAAAGGCCGAGCCGCTTGGTTTGCTCACAAAGCAGGCTGACGACAAGCCTGCGCCTACCGTCGCCGCGCTTACCAAGGAAGAGGCTGCGCTTTGCGAAAAGCTGGGCGTCTCCCATGAAGCCTTTTTGAAAGCAAAGGAGTAACCCATGCCGCAACAGACCCTCACCCAGGCGCAGATTGACGCCCTCAAAACCGCGCTGACCGCCCGCTGGAACGCGGGCCTTGCCGCAGCCCCGGATGACTGGCAGAAAATTGCCAAGCTGATCCAGTCGAGCAGCAAGAGCAACACCTACGAGTGGCTTTCACAATTCCCGGCGTTCCGGGAGTGGGTTGGCGCACGCCAACACAAACTCCTGAAGGAAACGGCATACGCTGTCATCAATCGGAAGTTCGAGACCACGGTCGATGTGCAGCGTACCGACATCGAAGACGACAACATCGGGCAGTACGGCACGCTGGCTGAGTCCGCCGGTCAGGCCGCAATTGACCTGAAGAACGACCTGGTGTTTCAGGCGCTCGCCGCTGGTTTTACGGATACCTGCTACGACGGTCAGCCGTTCTTCGATGAGGATCACCCGGTTGCGCCGAACGAAGACGGCAGCGGTGCGGCAGTGTCCGTCTCCAACGTGCAGGATGGCGCGGGTGCGCCGTGGGTGCTGCTTTGCACGAAACGTGCACCGAGCGCCCTCTACCTGCAAGAGCGTATGGCTCCGCAGTTCGATTCAATTACCACCACTACCAGCGATAACGTCTTCAACCTGGATGTGTACAGCTTCGGCGGCCGCTGGCGCGGGGAAGTCGCCTACGGCTTCTGGCAATGCGCGTTTGGCAGCAAGGCCGCGCTGAACGAGGCCAACTTCAACGCCGCGTTCGCCGCCATGATGAGGTTCGAGGGGGACGGTCGCCGCAAGCTCGGCATTATCCCCGACCTGCTTGTCGTGGGGCCGGACAACATGGCCGCAGCCGAGCAACTCCTGAAGGCTGTCCAGAAGGAAGGCGGTGCAAGCAACACCAACTACAACAAGGTCGATCTACTTGTGACGCCTTGGCTGTAACGGGAGGCACAACATGAAACTGTTTATTCGTGTAGCCCCTGCCTCGAAGTCGGAGACCTTCCGTCGTTGCGGGATGACTTTCACGCGAGAAGGATTGGAAGTTGAGGTTGATGACGCGACCGCCAAACGCCTTGCTGCCGAGCAAATGCTGGATGTGGCGGAAGTTTTAAGCGATGACGATCTGAAAGAGGTTGATCTCGCTGCCACTATCGCTGACCCCGCCGCCGCCCTTGCTCCCGCCAAAACCAAAAAGGCGAAATAAGCCATGTTCGCCACCCGCGCCGATCTCCTCGCCCGCAGCAACGCCATGCGCCTCGCGCAACTGGCCGTGCCTGCCGATTACGATTTCCCGCGCGCCGACAAGGCGCTACGGGAAGTCATTGGTAAGGGCGATGTGTCCGGGTATCCCGTGGAAGAACAGGCGGCGCTGGTGTTGGCGCTGGAGGCTATTGACAGGTGTCTGGCCGATGCGGATGCGCTCCTGATCTCCTACGGTATTCCGCCACAGGCGCAGACCACGCTGCTGGCGAGACTTTCGTCAACCGTGGCGCTCTACTACCTGCAAGGCGCGGAGCGCATGACGGAGGAGGTTCAGGACGCCTACGACGCCGTGCTTGAGCTACTCGACAAGTTCCAGAAAGGCACGCTGCCGGGTCTTGTGCCGCCGGAGCCTTCCGGCCTTGCTGAAATCCAGTCCGGCCCGTCGCGTTATCCGCCGCGCTTCTCTGTTGCCGGGGGGGCTGAGTGATGGTGTCGCTCACCCCTTTGATCCTGCACCTGACACCCAGACCGGCAGGCTTCGACGGACGGTGGTTTCGGCAGGTTGCGGGCGCGGCAGAGTTCGCCCAGGTACGCCCGGACGCGCTGCCGCTCCCGGCCTGTTGGGTGATCCGCGCCGCCGACCGGGTGCGTCACGCGGGCGAGCGCGCCGAAAACGTGACGTTGGCCTTCGACGTGGTAATGGCGGTCGAGAACGTCCGCGTCCATCGACCAGGCGAAACCGACGACAAGCTGCTTGCCTACCGGCAGGCCGTTAAAACCCTGCTGCTCGGGTGGGAGATCGAGCCGAACGTAAGACCGCTCAAGTTCGATGGCGGGCGCGTCCTGGAATACACGGACGGCGACCTGTATTGGGCGGATCGCTACGTGTTCGACGCGCTCGTTACCAATTATCTGCCCGACCCGCCCGCATTTGAATCCATTCAAAACACAGGAGATGAACCGTGACCATCACGTTCTCTGAAGTGCCCCAGGCGCTACGCTACCCTGGCGTCTACATCGAAATCGACGGCTCACAGGCCGGGCTGGGGGCAGACCTGCCCGTCGTGCTGTTGGTTGGTCAAAAGCTCGACACGGGCAGCGCCCCGGCGGGTGAAGTCGTGCGCATCACCAGCGTCGAGGATGCCGTGAAGAAGGCGGGCGCGGGTTCCATGCTCGCGCA